TTTTTTCATTAGCTAAGGGATTTATATGGAATCTATGTTCAGATAAACATCAAAGAAATAAAGGATATATGACTAAACTATTTACTCATTTTTTAAAACTAATAAAAGATAAAGAAATTGATTTAAATTTAGATAATTCAATAAATACTGAAAAGGTTGAATTATATTTATTAAAAAGTAATCCAAGTTTTGATAAATCAAAACAATTTTATGTTGAAAATGGATTTAAAATAAAAAATGAATTAAATGACAGAATTATTATGGTTTACTATTTTTAATTTGATTTAGCTTGTGACTTCTTTCTGCTTATATTTCTCTTTTTTGATCTGGATTTTTTTCTTTGGGTTGTATTAGTATTTTTCTCAATAGATTCTAATATTTCTTTAATTAATCTCTTTTGTGTAGATTTATTTAATCCACTAAAATTCTTTTTTCTTTTATATCCTCCACTCTGTGTTTTAACTTTTTCTTTATCATCTTCTTCATCATTGTTGTTTTCAGATCCAGATCCTTCTTCATCAGTGTTGTTTTCAGATCCAGATCCTCCTTCATCAGTGTTGTTTTCAGATCCAGATCCTTCTTCATCGGTGTTGTTGTTTTCAGATCCAGATCCTTCTTCAGTGTTGTTGGTTCCAGATCCAGATCCTTCTTCATCAGTGTTGTTGGTTCCAGATCCAGATCCTTCTTCATCAGTGTTGTTGTTTTCAGATCCAGATCCTTCTTCAGTGTTGTTGGTTCCAGATCCAGATCCTTCTTCAGTGTTGTTGGTTCCAGATCCAGATCCTTCTTCAGTGTTGTTGTTTCCAGATCCAGATCCTTCTTCAGTGTTGTTGTTTCCTAAAGAATTTTTATTATTAGATTGCATTCTATAAGCTGAGCAGAAATCTGAAATCTGTGATGTAGTTTCAAGTAATTTTTTTTTTAATTCTTCTATTTCTAACTTCATTTGTGCTTCTGTTTTTTCTTGATTTAATGATGAATTTAAATTATTTGATGATGACTCTGTTTTTAAACTATTACCACTTAATTTTATACCCTGTTTACTTGGATTCATAGATACAACATTATTTCCATTAATAGATTCATCTATCTGTGTGTTTAAAGTAACAGATGGTTTTCCGTTATTGTTTTGTTCTTCGTTCTCGGATTGATTTCCGTTATTGTTTTGTTCTTCGTTCTCGGATGGTTTTCCGTTATTGTTTTCTTCTTCGTTCTCGGATTGATTTCCGTTATTGTTTTGTTCTTCGTTCTCGGATGGTTTTCCGTTATTGTTTTCTTCTTCGTTCTCGGATTGATTTCCGTTATTGTTTTGTTCTTCGTTCTCGGATTGATTTCCGTTATTGTTTTGTTCTTCGTTCTCGGATGGTTTTCCGTTATTGTTTTCTTCTTCGTTCTCGGATTGATTTCCGTTATTGTTTTCTTCTTCGTTCTCGGATGGTTTTCCGTTATTGTTTTCTTCTTCGTTCTCGGATTGATTTCCGTTATTGTTTTGTTCTTCGTTCTCGGATTGATTTCCGTTATTGTTTGATCCTCCTTTTTGTTCGCTATTTAATAACAAATTTCCTTGATTTGAAGAATTATTTGAAGCTAATCCCAATGCACTAAATAATCCATTGACTTTAGAATTTATCCTATCTATAAAAGTACCACCAGTTTGGGCGGATTCTGTTCCTGGAGCTGGTGGAGGTGATCCTGGTGCTCCAGGTGGAGGTGGAGGTGGAGGTGGTGGTGATCCTGGTGCTCCAGGTGGAGGTGGAGGTGGTGATCCTGGTGATCCTCCAATATTATTTACTGGTGCTCCAGGTGGAGGTGGTGGAGGGGGTGCTCCTCCAATATTATTTACTTGTGCTCCAGGTGGAGGTGGAGGTGGAAGTGGTGATCCTGGTGCTCCTCCAATATTATTTCCTGGTGCTCCAGATGGAGGTGGAGGAGGAGGACCTCCAATATTATTTCCTGGTGCTCCAGATGGAGGTGGAGGAGGAGGACCTCCCATATTATTTCCTAGTGCTCCAGATGGAGGTGGAGGAGGTGGAGCAGGTTCTCCCATATTATTTCCTAGTGCTCCAGATGGAGGTGGAGGAGGTGGAGCAGGTCCTCCCATATTATTTCCTAGTGCTCCAGATGGAGGTGGAGCAGGTCCTCCCATATTATTTACAAATCCGTCACCTTCTGGAGTTAATACATTATTTTGTCCTGCCATAGCAACTTCAGGATTATTTACTTGTTGATTGAGTTGAGAATTATTACCCTCTTCGCCTACTAAATTATTCATTGCAGCTCCTTCACCTACTGAACCATTAAGTGGATTAACTACTGATTCTTCTAAATTTTCAGAAACAGATTGAGCATTTGCAGCATTACTGATAGACTGATCTAGCTCTGTTTCAAATGTATCTGGCTGTATTCCAGAATTATTTGGTTGTAAATTAGTATTTATATTCATTTTAACATTTTCAGCAGATGCCATTGGAACATCCATATCTGGAATATCTCCTAAATTATTTGAACGTTTAGCTACTTCATCGGCACAAAGACTATATTGAGCTAAAAGTTTATCATTCAATCCCTTAGTTCTATAAAAAAATAAATTTTTGTTTTGTCCAACTAAAGTTAGATCACCGGATATTCTTTCTTTATTATCAGCTGTTAATTCTGGTGCAGATGTATTATTCTCAACTCCCTTTTCATCAAAAAAAAGAGGAGTGGCTTTAGGTAAAATATACGCCTTTAATCCATTATTTTGTCCATCAGAAATTCTTTTAACAAATCCTCCATAAGATTTACTTTTATTTCCTTTAAACCAATTAAAATCTGTTGTAACTTCTTCTTCATTTTCAATAAATACAAAATTTCTAACAACAAATTCATTATTTGTTTCTAAAAAGTTTAAGTCTGTGCTACACATTTATAATAATGTAAGATATTTTTAATTTTTTTATAACATTCAAATAAATATATTTATAAATATTAATGGAAATAAACAATAAATTCTTAGAAAGTGTATCTAGGGAATTTAATCAAGATAATAAAAATAAATTAGCAAAAAATGCAGTTACATCAACAAAACTTGAAAATATTATAATTGACAGAGATGTAGCACAAAATCATAACCGTATATTTTCAAATGTTATAGATGTGAAAACCTTACCTTCAGATCAAAAAAGGAGTGGGCGGTGTTGGTTATTTGCACTTTGTAATATGCTACGTTTAAAAATGATTAAACAATATAATCTTCCACCAAGTTTTGAAATGAGCACATCATACCTTTTTTTTTATGATAAACTTGAAAAATCTAATTTTTTCCTAAACATGATACTAAAATATAAAAATGAGCCCGAAAATTCAAGATTAAATAAATTTCTTTTATCTAATCCATTAAGTGATGGTGGTAACTGGAATATGATTTTAAATTTAGTTAATAAATATGGTACAATTCCTAAAGATTGTTTTAATGAAACTTTTCATACAGAAAATACTTACAATATTGATTTTTTTTTATCAAATAAATTAAGAGATTATGCATATTTACTAAGACAAACAAAAACATCAACAGAAATTCAATCAATACTTAAAAAATCTTTATCTGAAATATATAGAATATTAGTAATATTTATAGGGGAACCACCTAGAAAAATTACATGGGAGTATTTAGATAATGGTAAATATAAAATAATTAAAAATATTGATCCTCTATATTTTTACAAAAAATTTGTTCCAGTTAATTTAAATGAATATGTATTACTATCTCATAATCCTACACAAAAAGATTATATTAATTTTACAATAAATAATTTTAATAATATGAAAGATGGTGTTGAAATAATATACACAAATGTAACTATTGATGATATAAAAATTGCTATTAAAAAATCATTGGATGATGGTGATCCTTTATGGTTTGGGTGTGATGTGGGAAAATATTTGGAAAAATCATTTGGTGTTTTAGATACCGATATTTTGGACTATAAAACCGTTTTTAATACAGATATAAATTTAAATAAAAAAAATAGGCTCCTTTATTGTACAAGTGATGTAACTCATGCGATGTTATTAAGAGGATACGATAACCAAACTATTCAAAAAAAATGTGATAAAGCAAATTTATCAAGTCGACACTCAGCCGAAAAATCTGAAAAGGAAAAATCTCCTAAAGGCAAATCAAAATCTCCTAAAGGTAAATCAAAATCTCCTAAAGATACTCTAATTAAAAGAATATCAAAAAAAACTCAAAAAGGAGGTGCTACAAAGACTAGAAGTGCACGAAAAACAAAAAGAATTAACAAAAATAAATGTAAGCATAATAAAAATATTTCTGATAAACCAATAGGTAAATATCTAGTTGAAAATTCATGGGGCAAAACTGAATTTGATGAAAATATAGTAATGACTGATAAATATTTTGATGAATATTTTTATATTGTAGCTGTTCATAAAAAATATTTACCTTCAAAGATAATTAAAATAACAAAACAAAAACCAAAACAATTACAGGTATGGGATCCATTTGGATATCTTTTATTTTAAATTAATTTATATTTTTAAAATTTGAATTAAAAATTTGTTATCAATTATAAATATTCAAATATTTAATATGTTAAAACAATCAGATGGTTCAAGACTAGAAGTCGGTATTGATGAAGCTGGACGTGGGTGTCTTGCAGGCCCCGTAGTCGCAGCGGCAGTTATTATGCCTTTAATAGATTTTGATGAAGATCCAGAAGAAAGTGAATATGATCTTTATACTCTAAGATTAATAAAAGATTCTAAAAAAATGACAAAAAAAAATAGAGATATTTGTCGCGAATATATTGAAGAAATAGCAATAGATTATGGTGTTGGTGTATGCGATAATGATGAGGTTGATTCAATGAATATTCTTAGAGCTACCCATAAAGCAATGCATAGAGCTTTAAATAATCTTACTTTAACCCCAGACATGATCTTAATTGATGGTAATGCATTTACTGATTATTATAATGACGATAACGAATTAGTAGATTATAAATGTGTTATTGGTGGTGATAATGAGTATTTTAATATCGCATGTGCTAGTGTTCTAGCGAAAGAAACACATGATAAGATTATTCATGAATACATTGGAGAACAACCTGAGCTGGATGAAAAATATCATTGGTCAAGTAATGTTTGTTATGGAACATTAAATCATAGAAATGGAATAGAAAAATGGGGTCTTTCAAAGCATCATAGAAAAAGTTTTGGTATTTGTAAAGGTCTTCCAGTGACATGTTAATTTAAAATTTATGATTAATTATGATTATGATAAATAAAATATGATAAATAATTTAATTATTTCTTTAATTTAAAGTTTTTTTATTATTTTTTATTATAGATGAATATTTGTGATTTACAAACTGGCGATATTATTCTTATAAGTAATTATGAAAAGGGGATTTTCAATTTGTTTTTAGACATGATTCGTTATGGTAGTCATAGCGACTATGTTCACACTGGAATTATAGTTAAAGATCCTGAATTTACAAAAACTCCAATGAGAGGAACATTTTTATGGGAATCTAGTTATGAAGGTACTCCCGATCCACAAGATGGAGAAGTAAAATTAGGTGTGCAATTAACACACATTGAAGATGTATTAAAAAATTATGATAATGCCAAATTATATGTCCGTAAATTTAATAATTATGAACAATTCACTACTGAAAATTTAAGAATGGTTCACGAAGTAGTTTATGATAAACCATACGATATAAATCCTAAGGACTGGATAAGTGCTCTTTTTAGAAGGAATAGTGATCCACAACAAACAAATTCATTTTGGTGTAGTGCTTTTGTAGCGTATGTATTAACTCAAATAGGTATATTAGATAAAGATACAGATTGGACTATTTTACGACCTTGTGATTTGGCACTTGATGGTGAAAATTTAAATTGGGCTGGAGAAACTAAATTATTACCTAATGAAAGTTTATTGTTAACATATAAAACCGCACCTACTGAGTAATAAATTAAACTAAATTATAATTAATATTTGATTTTGGGGTATTTTAATTACTAATATTAACCTAAATATTAATATCTAAATACTTAAAATACTTAAAAATACAATCATAAAAATATAAAAATGATAGATTCATCCGCATACGATACCACAACTTTTGAATATATATGGCTAGATGCTAATGGAAATACTCGTAGTAAAACTATGGTTCATCGTAAGAAAATTACAAGTGTTGTCGCAGAAGAATTAGGAGAATGGAATTATGATGGATCGTCAACTGGTCAAGCGGTTACAGAAAATAGCGAAGTAATTATAAAGCCGGTTAAATGCGTTAAAGATCCATTTAGAATGGACGATTTTTCATATTTGGTACTATGTGAAACTTATAATACCGATGGAACCCCACATGAAACCAATACAAGAAGACGCGCTGTAGACATTTTTAATATGGAAACTGATCATTCAATGCCCATGTTTGGCCTTGAACAGGAATTTTTTATTTCAAGACAAGGGGGGAGTGGAATGGTTCCTATTGCATTTCCTGAAAATCAACATGTTCCAAGACCACAGGCCGATTATTATTGTGGAGTAGGAGGTTCAAATATTTATGGTAGAAATTATATTGAAGAAATATTGAAAAAAGTACTCTATTCTGGTATTCCTATTACAGGATTGAATGCCGAGGTTGCACCAGCTCAGTGGGAATTTCAGGTTTGTTCTTTGGGTGTAGATGCCGCAGATTCACTCATTTTGCTAAGATATATTGCAAATAGAGTGCTTGAGAAGAACTTTCTTTTTATGGATTTATCAGCTAAGCCATTAAGTGGTGACTGGAATGGTTCAGGGTGCCATATTAATTATAGTACAGATTTAATGCGTGCTGAAGGTGGCTTCCGGCACATTGAAACAGCTATTAAAAATTTACAAGATAAACATGATCTTCATATAAAACATTATGGTGATGATAATCATCAGCGTTTAACTGGACATCACGAAACCTCATCAATGGAATCATTTTCTTTTAGTGTAGGTGGTAGAAATACAAGTATTAGAATTCCAACTAAAACTAAAGAAAATAAGTGCGGTTATTTTGAAGATAGACGACCTTCATCATCTCTTGACCCCTATAAATGCACCGCTTTACTTCATGCTACATCACTTGGACTTAATCAAACTATATGGTCATAATTTAATTATTTAACCTATTTTATTTTTTTAAACAAACAAATAATAAATTATTTGTATATTTTATATGCCTCAGCCTAATTCAGTCCCATCATTTTTATCTATGTTTGAACCTCCCCCTGAAAAAACAGCTGCACAATTATCTGTTGAAAGAGTATTGTCGGAAACAGAAGGAAGTGATAAAAAAGTTAAAGCGTCTTCAGCAAATATTACTGTATCTCCAAAAAGATATGCAAACCGATCAGCGTCAGCTTCAAATAATTTTTCTGCGTCTCCAAAAAGTGCCAAAAAGAGGTTTGCTGACCCACCCGTCAGATCATCTAAGATGGGAACACTTAAAAGACTAACTAAAAAATATAGCAAGAGTTGTAAAAAAGACAATCTTTTACATCTTCTAAATTGGAAAAACGAGTCATGGAATTATGAAAAAGGATTGAATGGTGATATATATGATATTGATAAAATTCTAGCTAGTATTGTTTTACCAGATGAAGTTAGTGTTTTAGATAAATTACATAGTATATTTGACCAAAACTTTCCAGAGGTTATTCACGACAATTTTACAAAAAGTGTATACGATTTTAAATTTGATTTAAAACTCAGGGAGTTTAAAGTACTTCCTGAACTAAAATCAGCAGTTTTAACTGAAGGAAATACAGTTCAGTTATGGAAATTGATTAATGAAAAAGGTAATACATGGCATGTCTGTTGTGTTATATGGCATGAAGGAGAACCTTACTCATTTGGATTTGATGGAAATCGTGTTCCTGCTGGAGAAGAACATGCTGAATTAGCAGTGAAATCGCCTTCTGGATATTTAGAAATTGCCTTAATAAGACAAAAACTTAAAAATCCAAACCTTAATTACGGTAGAAGTTTAAAAAAAAATCCTAAGTTTGTGGAACTTTTGGCAACAGGTGTTTTAGATAACCATATGATTACCCAACTCACAAATATGTTTACAAAGTCGTCAAATAAGTTTGAAGTATCATCTTATAATTCTATTTTTCACGGTTTTGAGGAAATAGATAGAGAAACTAAAGAGGAATATAAAAAGCATTTACAAGAATTAGATGAAGCATATAGAAAATGGTTATTACATATTGAAGAGAAGAGTGAGTTAAAAAAAAACCCAAAGAAAAAAACTAAACATAATGCACCTGAAGGTTATAGTTATAATGCCACAAGAACACTTCCTATAGTAATGGAACATTGGAAATTTAAACCATTTCAGTTACAGTTTATTGAATTAGTTACATCATTTAGAGACTATAAATATTGTAGACATGATCCAGATAGAAAAAGTAATAAAAAAAATTGTATGGGTGCTCTTGACTCCTTATTTCAAGACCTTTTTTCGTGTCGTTTATTTGGAACTTACGTAATTCCAAAACTATGTGGTCCTAAAAAAAAATGTTTTAGAGCATCTGATGATGATCAAAATTTATCATCTTTATTAATTAACACTACTGTAAAAAATAGTATAAGATCTCTTTATCTAGCTAATTCTAACGAAAATGTTAGTGTAAAACCAACATCAAAGAAAAAAACAGGAAAAGCCCTATCTACTGTTGTTGGAGGTGGTAAAAAATCAAAAAAAATTAAGAGGCGTAAATATTAGAATTTTATGATTATTTTAATACCATTAGTATATTTATCCCATAAATATTATAAATAAAATTGACTTAAATTTATAAATATTTTTATATTTAACTATCTGTGAAATGAATTCCACATACCTTTCCGTTTTAGACAAACCTTACTTAGAGAAAGAGCATGGCTCCTTCTCATCAGATCCCCATGATTTCGGATTTGAACTAGATCATTTTCAGAAACATGCTATTATGGCAATTAAAAGAAATGAAAACGTTTTAGTTACTGCTCACACTGGTTCTGGTAAAACAGTACCTGCAATATTTGCCATAGCTGATTCCCTAAGCAAAAACCGCAAGGTAATTTACACTTCACCTATTAAATCACTTTCTAATCAAAAATTATTTGAATTAAAGCGAAAATTTCCTGATGTTGGTATTTTAACTGGAGATATTAAATTTAATCCTGATGCACAATGCGTTATTATGACCACAGAGATTTTAAGAAATATTCTCTACCAGCAAGAATCCCAACATGTAGATATTATGGAAGTTGATAAAGTTATTTTTGATGAAGTTCACTATATTAATGATCCTGATCGTGGTAGAGTTTGGGAAGAGTGTATAATTTTGATGCCTAAAGATATTACCATGGTTATGCTTTCTGCTACAATTGATAAAGCAGATGAATTTGCAAGCTGGATAGGTAATATTAAACAAAAACAAACAAATTTAATCCCAACTAAAAAGCGAGTTGTACCTCTAGAACACTACTATTATTTGCCCGAAGAATATGGAAATGAATTAATAAAAATAGTTGATAGTCATGGCAACTTCCAAAATTATAATGAAATTAAACAAAACTATTTTCAAGAGCCAAGTCAACAACTAACGCGTAAATTAGTTACATATCTTAAAGAGCATAATTTGGTTCCTGCTCTATTCTTTGTATTTTCGCGAAAAGAAACTGAAAAATTAGCTAAATCAATTCAGCGTGGTCTTGTAAGTTCTGAAGAAGCTTCCGAAATAAGCAAAATTTTTAGCTGGGAATTGAGGCATCATAAAAAGTTATATGAAAAATCAAAACAATATAATGAAGTAGAATCTCTTATTTTAAAGGGTGTAGCATATCATCATTCAGGATTGGTTCCTATTTTAAAAGAAGTTATTGAAATCCTTTTTGAAAAGGGGCTAATTAAAGTTTTATTTGCAACTGAAACTTTTGCAGTTGGTGTTAATGCCCCAACAAAAACTGTAGTATTTCCTAAATTATCAAAATACTCAAATGGAGGATTTAGGCATCTTAGAACGGATGAATATTTGCAAATGGCTGGTAGAGCTGGTAGAAGAGGATTGGATAAATTTGGTACCGTAATAATCCTACCAGCGGATCAGTTAATTGATTACCAACCTCTAAAGAAAATGATGACAGGAAAAAGTCCTAGTATAACATCAAAGTTCCGGCTAAACTATCAATTTATTCTCAAAATTATTAACTCACCTATTCATAATTTACAGGAATTTATAAAGCTATCTCTTATGGCAAAAGATAACGATTTTGAACTTGAAAAATATTCCAACAATTTGGAAAAATTAAATGCAAAATTAGCTGAAGGAATTCAACTAAAAGATGAAGAAATAAGTCAAATAAAGGAATACTATAGGCGTAAAAACCATATGGATACAATAAAAGGTAATAAATGGAAAAAGGAAAGCATAAAGCTATCAAATTTAAAACGAGAGATTAAGCATTTTGATCGTATAAATCAAGTATATATGGCATATCTAAAGCTTCAAGATGAAATTAAAAAGACTAATGGTTATATTCAGGGAATAAAAGATTCAATTACATATGACATCAATAAAATGCTAAACTATTTATATGATAATCATTATATAACACTAACTGATCCATTTACAGAAGTTCCTAAAGAGCAGAATAAAATTAAACTAGAAGATTCAACTGATAAAATTACTCCATATAATCCTGAGCAAAGCTTCGCTAGAATTGTTTCTACAAATATTAAACTAGATTTGAAGGGCATAATTGCTTCTCAGATATCTGAATGTAACGAAATTATGTTAACCGAAATTATTACTAATAAGTTCTTTTTGGAATTGAATCAAGCAGAAATTGTAGCTGTATTGTCAGCATTTATTGAAGAAAAATCTAATAAAATTACACAAATATCTGAATTGAATGTGACTGATCTTACAAAGCAAGTTTTGGCTGATATTAGTTATATTGCTGATGATTTTGGTTCATACGAATATAATTCTGGAATAGATATTGAAAGTGATTGGCAGTTATACCTATCATTTATTGGTCCTGCATACGATTGGGCAAAGGGTAAATCTATATTTGATATTTACAACACATATCCAGACGTTTATGAAGGCACATTTATTAGAAATATTCTTAGAATTTACAATATGATTGAAAATATAAAAGGTATTGCAGAAATGTGCAATCAGCCTGAAATTATAAAAAAGCTAGAAGGAATAGAAGAAATATTAGTTCGCGAACAGGTTACAACTGAATCGCTTTATATTACTAAACAGTGATTTGTAAATCAATTACAATAAATAATTTACTTATAAATTTAAATTAAAGAATGAAAATATTTTATTTTAATAATTAAAATTTATTATTTAATAATTAAATTTATTAATTAACGACACCAATTAAGACTCTTTGATGGAATAATTGCCTTTCTTGGGTGTGCTTGTGCTTCCTGAACCTTCTGAATCTTGTTAAGAACAGCTCTACCATTTCTGCGAATTTCCCATCTGTTTTCAATTGATTCACAGATAGCTAAATTTAAAGCACTTACACCAACCTTTGATTGAGCAGCACAGTCAAATTTAACCTTTTTTAATGAGGATTCTAAACCAGCTGAAGTACACATTCCTTTTGCGGCATTAACTAAATTAAGTTTTCCACTTTCTAAAAGTGATACAAATTGATTCTTTGTTATATTAAGGTGTAAAAATGGAAGTGCTCCAAAAACACGCTTGTTAACACTTTTTCCTTTATTTTTAGTAAAAAACCCATCATCACTACCAACAACGTCGGACAACTTTTCATTTTCACATAAGAAAGCACCGAGCTTTGCAGCAAATGAAACACTGCTTGCTGGGCGGTTACCAACTGGAGCTAATCCTCCACCACGCTTAACCGATCTTCTGCTTGAACTATTTTTTCTGCTTCTTCTCATTGATCTTGCCATTTTATAATATATATATAGATAATAATTCCCAAAATATTATATTTAGATTTGATTATTAAATAAAAAAATATATTTTTAAATTTTATAAGATATCAAAGTTTGGTTCTACTATTTTTGCATATATTTTTTTATTAAAATGGATTTCTGTTTTTAAAATTGTAATATCCACTTTCACTTTATCATATTTTTGTAATTTTATACCTTCAATTTCAATAAAATTAAACTCAGCATTTAATATATCACTATGATCTTCATTTAATACACCATATTTCACTATATCTAATCCTTCAAGTTTTTTAGATACTAAATGACAACTATGTTGAATATTTAAATCAGGAATGAAAATTTTAATTTTATTTTTACTTATTTGTATTATAAACGCATCAAAAATATTTTCTAATTTATTTAACTTTTCATCAAATATAATTTTTAGTTTCTCATAATTATTATAAAATCGTCTTAAATTCTTTGAAAATTTATTTACTATATCAATTTTTGCTTCACTAATCTTCACAATTGGTTTATTTTCAATATAATTTACAATATTAATCTGATTTATTATATCTACCCATCTTCTTATAGGTGATGTTGCATGTGTATAAAAGTTGAAACCTAAAGACTCGTGTGTTGAATTATTTTTTGAAGTGTTAACAATGTAATTTGCGGCATTTTGATTTAATCTAGAAATATATGATGTTAAGCGCACATCTATTTCATTATGTGTGTTAATTCTATTCATTTTGTGATTTCTTAAAATTGTATGATTATCGTAGGAATATAAAGTTTCTGCTAAATATACGTTATATAGAAGCATAAAGTGTTCTACGACTTTGGTATACGTTAAAGATTTAAATAATGACTCTGTAATATCTCTGTGACTTGTATTATAAATAAGTGAATATGCTATCTTCTTTAAATTAAATACCGATCCTTCCTTAATTTGATCAGCTTCACTATAAGAAATAGCATGATTTTTTACTATTGATCTTTTAAAATAGAATGACTGTACTTTTTCTAAATTATATCTGCTATATCTTAAAATTAGAGAAATCGCACGTCTTTTATCTCCATTTCCTAAAGACGCTTTCTTATATGTAAATTCATTATCAAGCATATTCATTTGTTCACCATTATCTAAATAAATGCTTGAAAATATAGTAAAATCTATTTTGTCTTTATTGATCCAAAATGCAACATCTGCAATATGGATTCCTATTTCAATAGTATTATCGTCTATTTGTCTATAGTGAAATGCGTCATCTATGTCTTTACATCCAACCGGATCTACACTAAATGTTTCATATTCACATTCACTCGCTCCTTCAAAATCTTGCAAATACTCTTGATCTAATATGGAATTTATGCATGTTTTCTGTGTTTTTGATTTTAATTTAGGATGAACATAATTTTTGTAAAGAATTGCGTCTAACTCAACTCTAAAATCACCTACCTCTCCTAATACTTCTTCAACTTGTCCAATAGGTATTTTATTTGTTGTATCCCATTTATTTAGTGATATCACAACATAAAGTGCCCTCTTTATTTTTAACTTACTTGGTACCATGAAATGTGGAAATTTATTTGACGAAGGCGTGAAAAGAATTAATGGTACGCCGCGCTTTGTTATACCATATTTTTGATTTTTATTTAAATGCAAAATACCAACTATTTTTAATCCAGAACGTTTTTTTATACCGACAACTTTATTTTTATTATCATCAACAGATCCTATATATACAACATCTCCATGTAATGCTCTATTATTATCAATTATTCTACTATCATTTGTTATATACTGGCCATTTTTAAAAATGAGTTCTTGCTCTATGTATTTAGTAAGGTTAGATTGAATATCTTTTTTTTCTAAATGTGATTCAAAGTATTCCATATTTTAAACACAAAGTGTTAATAGATATGATTAATCACACCTTTATCTACTTATGTCAATTTTATAAAAAAATACTTCTACAATTTTGTATTAATTTAAATTTAATAAGTATTTTTTTAATTTACTAAATATTAATATTATTTAAATAGTATTGTAATTATTTTTATATGTAAATATCAATGATGGAATTTAAAATAAAAACAATTGTTATAGGCGACTATTCATCTGGGAAAACTTCTATTTTGAAAAGACTAAATGAAGAAGCATTTAATAATATGTATACATCAACCATAGGCGTAGATTACTTTAAAAAAACATATGACCACGATGAAATTTTTATGGATACCATTATTTTAGAAGACGATAGTTGTCAATATAGTATTACTACCGAAAAAACTCTTAAAAATTTCTCTCCAAAAAATTCAGTTTTTAAAAAATATCATCAAGCATATAAAAGGCATGACATAACAAAAGAAATTCAATATAATTTATCTATATGGGATACAAGTGGCCAAGAGAAGTTTTCATTTCTTACATCAACATATTATAGAAATATTGCTTCGGCAATCGTTGTATTTGATATTACAAATTATGATAGCTTTAAAGCAGCCGAAACTTGGATAAAAGATTTATTTGAAAAAATAAATGATGAATCAAAAGCATATTTTCCTATTGTAATTGTTGGAAATAAATTAGACTTAGATAAAAGTCGCGCTGTTAGTTATGAAGAAGCATCAAAATTTGCTGCTAAGATGGGTTATAAATATGTAGAGTGTAGTGCGAAAGATGATTATAAAATACTTGATATTTTCAAAGAGTTAATATCGGAAATTGTATTTAGAGTGAATCACGAATTAATTATACCATCGGAAGCCACTGGTCTACAAATTGAATTAAATTATAAAAATTTGTTTCCTTCAAAAGACAAACGCATCACGGCTTCTGAAGATGACATTCCCAAAGTAAAATGTTGTGAAATTATGTAAATAGTTAACAGCATTAGCTATGAATCACCGCAAATACATTTAAAAAGCAGTCTTCAAGATGCACCACTTCCTTAAAAGATTTTTTTAAATGTAGAGTTGTATTTGCTATTATTTGTACGAGATCATTTTTTTTTTCATCTTTTATAGAACCGCTTTTTAAATAGTAATCTAATATTTTTAAAAGTAATATGTCAAAATCTTGATTATTTGTTTGATATTCGTATACTATATCACGTATTTCATATAAATTAGCAATTTTCTTTTCATTTAGTAATTTAATTATTTTTTCACTAACTAATTCCAACTTAGTTTTATAAAAGTTATTTAGTAAAAGCAACTCTATTTTAGTAAAAATAAGATTTAAATTTTTATTATTACTATCAATAATTTCCTCAAAATCTATTTGATTAAAATTAGCCGCCTTATATCCATGTCTTTTAAATCTCTTTACTTTTTGAATTAGATCAATAATTAATTGCTTTTTGGGTGTTGGTATTCTTATATTAAAAAACACTCCGCTAAGAGATTTCAGATTGTTTGAATTAGTTCTACCAATTACTACAAATCTAACATATTCAATCAACGTTTCTGCTTTTTGTTTAATAAATTTTATAAACTCTCTTGATGCATTATGAATATTTCTTATTAAAACTATTTTAAAATCTAACTTTGCATTTATTTCTCTTGACTCTGTAATTTGATCAATAATTGAAAACAAATTATTCTTATTATTTGAATATTTAGATAAATTTATTTCAAAATGATAATCCGATGAGGGAATACTCACTTCTTTAACAGTAGCCCATTGATTTGATATATTTATAACTTTTTTATTTATAACTATTTTATCACATACAATTTTTTCCAAATTTTTTATAAAAAGGGTATATTTTCCTGAACCACTTGTCCCGTAAATGTACAAATTTGGTATAAAATCCTTTGTAAAAAATTTCTGAATTTTTTCAGCAGCTTCTGAATTAATAATAAAATCGCCTATTTTTTCTGGTATTGCTAAATCCTTTAAAAACATCTTGAAACTTTTTCAACCCTGATAATTATAGTTAAATATACCTTTATATATCAAAATAATTTGTTAATATATATTAATGAACTTATTAAATCTTTGTTTGCGAATTCCAAACTTAGGAATATTACTATTTTATTTATTCTTTATAGTTTTGATTCCTTATATATTAGTAGCTAATTCAAGTTTACAAGTATTAAAATTTTATATGCCACTGATGGTTGCTTTTGCACATCTCTTAACACTTTCCAAAAATGATAAATTATTTGGTAATCTCTATGATTTACAACCCAAAAACTTTGTATCATTCTTATCAACAAATTTTATTAATCTTTTTGCCTTATTTGGTATCCTTTGGCAAGTAATTTCATATTCAAGTAATAGCAAATCAAGCATGTCACATGGTGTAGTATATGGAATTATTCTATTTGTAATTGTATTCCCTATGGCAAGACAAGGATTAAAATTTGTAGTAGATAATGTTGACTTATATATGAGAGAAAAAACCCAAATGACATTTGAATACAACTGGCACATACTTGCATTTGGATTATTGTATATTGTATTTCTACTTGGTATCCAGGCGGTATTATTATCATTAGTTGACACTTCAAAAAAATCCAGTGTCAATGATCAAATGAGGCGTGAACTTAACCAGTACAAAGAAAATAAAAAGATGCTTCAAAATGAAAAAGCCAAATTAATGGCTCAAATGGAAAATAATAGACGTGCCAAAAATCAAGCCGAAAAAAATTTATTAGATGCAAAAATGCAGGGTGTAGAGCAAGATGAAAATAAAATTAACGAATTAATTGAAAATCTTCGTGAAAATGTTAACGACAATGAATTAAGTAATTATTTGAATGAAGCTATTGACGAAGCAAACACTGGAGAAAATGAATCAAAACAAAATTTAGATGAAGCCAAAAAGATGTTAAATAGTATAACTTTATCAGATCTAGAATCTTTTGCTAAAAAACAAGGAATTGATGTTTAATTATAAATTTTATTAATCTTATTAATGAAATATTTTTGAAATTGTTTTTATTTATTATTTAAAAAATAGATTTTTAAATATTATAAAATGAATTATAGTAATGTTGCCCAAATATTAGAAGCTATTGCAATTATTTTTGAATTATTTGATCTTTATGGTGATAAAGATTATATAGGGGAAGAAGTAACTCAACTTGAACATGCTTTGCAGTGTGCACACCAAGCTGAAATAGAATACCCTAATAAACCAGAATATATTTTAGGAGCACTTTTCCATGATATTGGCCACTTGATTTCATTGAGAGATGCCGATTTGGAAGCACAAGGACAAACAAATTTTAAATACAACAATGAATCTTTGAATGGATTAGGTTTAGTTAATCATGAAGAAGTTGGAGCTAATTTTATTGAAGAAATGGGATTTAATTCTAAAGTAGCATCATTAGGTCGTTATCATGTTTTAGCAAAACGATATCTAGTGACAAAAAACGCGGACTATTATAATAACTTATCTGAAGCATCAAAAGAAACATTTAAAATGCAGGGTGGAACTTTATCTGATGATGAAATTGATAATTTTGAAAAAATGGATGACTTTAATTTATTTATTAAAATGCGTGAATGGGATGATAAAGCAAAAATAGTAGATTTTGATTACAAACATAATTTATCTTATTATGAAAATATGGCTAAAGAGCTTTTATTGATAAATGAACAATAATTTATAATTCACAATTTGAAATTTATATTAATTTACTTAAATCCTTGATATTTGGATGCGTGTTAATATTTATTTTTTTTTATTTTTAATATTTAGAAAATGGATAATAATTATGGTAAAAATAGTATTTATCAATTTGAATTAGAAAAATGGAAACAACATCAAAGCAAATTTACTAAATTCTTGTCAGTTTTGGATAAAAACAGAAACGAAATTCAAAACACCGATTTATATGTTTTAAAGTTATTACAATTAAATAAATTATTAGATTCTGTTGAGATTGTATTAGATGATATAAAATATGAATGTATTTATCCACATTCTAAATTTAATGATCATAAAAAAATAAGAAAAGAAATTAATGATCATTTAAAAGCAAAACAATTTATTTTATCTTGTTTGAAAAAATAAATAATTTAATTTAATTTTTTTTAAAATTGCATAGGTTCACCATTATTATCTTTTAATTGCTCAGCAAGATTATCCCAACTTTTTATTAAGTTTTCAAGACTTATTTTATATGGATCATCTCCAATAAGGTCTTTTTCTGTTAGCTCTTTAAAAATTGATGAGTTTTTTAATTCATTTTCAGAGCCTGTAAGTGATGCAATCCACCTGCCTTGCGTTCCAGATTTTGTCGGTTTATAAGCCTGTGCTAAAGATGATCTTAATTGTTTCTTTTTACTTTCTCTATCGGTGTTTACAGATTTAACACGAAAAGCTTTGGTCTGAGGAGAACCTACTCCAGTTCCTTTTATTACTCCAGTTCCATTTATTACTCCATTTCTAGTTTGTCCTGCGGCGCCTAGTCTATTAATTAATTCTGCCGCAACTTTATCTAATCGTTGTTCTGTAGTCGGAGATAAAGGAATTCCATCAGATCTCAATCTAGACGTAGACGATTCACCAGCAGTTACATCTTCTACTAATTCATTTTTTATTAAAATTAAAAATGTTTCATCACTTGAAAAATTAGCATTTACTTTTCCACCGTTTGAGCTTAAATTTTCTATAGATATTTGTTTAAATTTATCATCCTGTAAAATACCAATCATCATTTTTATTGGTATTGTTATGAATGTCCCTTGATTTACTTCTTCAGCCGCCCCAGTTGGTGAAAAAGAATCAATTATTATAGCATTTTGAGTTTTATTATCAAAACGAACTGCCACAAAATGATTTGTAGGTCTATCATTAGCTCTGCGTCTAATTAATAATATTGCTCCAAATACATCGTTAAATGCTTGTTCTCCATTTTGTTTAAAGCTGTCCCAATTTTGATTATTAATAGACTCAATTTTGTGTTTATACCTTTTTAAATATTCTTCAATAGATGATGCATTTGCACCTCCGTCTGAACCACAAACCTCATCTTCTTTAAAGGTAATATTTTTTTGTAATACATTTTCAATAGCATGTTGTCCACAAAGAGTTCCTATCTGAGTTGCAAAAATTTTTAATTCATCATTTAATGATATTGGTGTTTCATACACACTGGTGTTGGCAGGATTATATTTATCTTTGCCTTCAATTTTAATAGATCCATTAGTAGTATCTATATCCTTTACTAATAAGCTTGGTGTGTAATTTTCAAAAGCTGGTTTTCTCATTTTTATTGATTCTAAATTTTCTAAAAATTTATTTATATTTGTTTGAATATTTGAATCTATTTTTTGATATCTTTCTGCTGGCACTGATAAAGCTGGTGACACTGATAAAGCTGGTTTCTCTGGTGATTCTGATTCCTTAAATGGGTTTGAGAATGAACCATCACCATACTTTCCAAAAGCATTTATTTGATTTTGTATATTTTTGGATTCAATGCTTACTAAAAATTTGCTTGAATTTTGGCTTCCTATACCACCTTCTGCAAAATATAATTTTCTATCCTTACTATCCATATTTAATGTAAGAATGAACATATCTAGTTTATCAATATCTTTTACATTAAATACGCCAAAATTATCACTATATGTTCCTATAGGTAACTCATCTAATTGATTACTACCTCCGTCAGTTTTAGCTTGTAATGCTAAAATTATACTAAATTTACTTTTTAATGTTTCTGCTAAATAAGTAAAATTTAATAATTCTGTTGAATCATTACTTAAATCACCAAAAATAACTAATATTTTATCATCATTATTTAATAATATAAGATAGCTTAATAATGAATCAACATTGCCATTAGTTATTTTATTTAAGTCTTCTAAGCTTATCCCTATTTCATTATACTTTGATTCCATAGCAAATTCATTATATTTTTTATTACCTTGTTCATCATTATATGTTTCTATTAACAGATTATTTCTATTATGTGAATTATATTTATTATTACGTAAACCTGCTCTACCCTGTGAATTAGTTATAAATACTAAATCTATACTATTGTCAGCAATAATAGTAGTACCGACTGAAATATTTTCTTTAAAAAAACCACAGTATGGCATCTTTTTTGGTTTTACTTTTATAACTAAAGGGGTTCTTTTAGTCACATCTTCTAATGTTGTTTTTTCTATTGATTCTAATTTTATAGGTTGTTTAAAATATGACATTTCCTTACTAAATATAAAAAGAGAAGTATAATTTATAATAATTTTTAGTATTTGTTCAACAATAAATTCTTCTGGTTGGTTAATTTTTTTCATTAAGCGATCCTCGGGTATAAACATGTTTTCAACACTTTCAACATTTTCAATATATTCTCTTGTATTAGAAAATGTAACACGGCGCCCTCTCATTTTTGAAGGTGAAGGACCTTTACTTTCAAATATTTTTCTTGTTTCCGCGGCGGTTGTTCTTAATCTTTCAAGACGTAATTGGCGTTGAGCAACCTTTTCTACTTTTTTCAATTGTTTTTCTGCCTCTTCTTTTTTCTTTTTAGTAATAGCTGCAATTTGATTATCAAGCACTTTCTTGTTGATATCATAAATACTGGTTACCATACTTTTTAATTTTTGATATGATGTTTTAAAATTCATAAATACATCATCGCCTAACATAAGACGACTAGTTTGCTCATAATCATTTCCATCAAATGCATCAAAAATACTTATCATCAATTCTAACTTTTTATCATCAACCTCTTCAAGTGGTGTAATAGAAGGTGCAATCTGAAGCCCCATAGTTTCAAAGTTTGAAACCATACCGGTAACCATACCTTGTTTCATTGGATATCCTTGAACCATTTGATTTCCATACATTTGACTTTGGTCTTGATAACCAGTTACTCCTGGTTGTGCAATTGATTGAAGTGTTTTAGTTTGTTCTTCTTTTTTTTTCTCTTCGTCTTTTTTGTTTTTATCTTCTTTCTCCTGTTCTTTTTCTTTCTTTTTCTTATCTTCCTCTTCTTTTTCTCGCTTTTCCTTTTCTTCTTTTTGTTTACTCTTTAATTTCTTTCTTGATTGACTAAGTTTTCTTTTATCTCTCGCCAACAATCGTTGTTTTCTTGATGTGTTTCTTTTTATTGATCTAATTTTTGCTTTTTGTTTTTCTAATATAGCCATCTTTTGATCTTTTGTTAATCCCTTAAAATTTTCTGGAGAAACATTTAAACTTAACCCAGACAAATTTGACTCCGATAATGTTCTTTTAATTTTTTTATTTCGCATTGTTTGAAAAACATTTGTACTTTGTGAACCAGCCTTTTGGGTGCGGATTCTTGATTTAGATCCTTTTGATCTTCTTGAATATTTATGAAGATTTTTCTTTTTAGTTGAAATTAAAACCATACTTATAATTTTAAGAGAAAATATTTAATTTAGCTAAACATTTAATTTATTTATTTAGAAAAATAAATATTTATTGTATTATGAATAGTTTACTTGAAACATTAAGATGTTTATTTCCCTTGATAATTGCTGATAGAATATATTATTTTTCTATTAAAAATCAACAAATAACTATTAAAAAGGAATTATTATATAAATTTAATTGTGAAGGAGTAAAAGGTGTTTTAGAAATTAAAAATGCAATTCCGGCATTTTGGTTAATAAATTTTGAAGATCAAAATATAAAAGAATATAGATACACATCTAAAAATATAGATATTTTTAATTCACGTTTTAAAAATATTTTAATTGATAATCACGATTTTATTAAAAATTGGAGAAAACGGAAAAATAATAAAAAAAATGTTTAAAATTGTAATATTATAAAAAGCTATCAGTTTGATTATCAAGATACGAATTATTACAATTTTGTTTTGTTAAAATATAATCATTTAATAGTGTATTATCTAGTTCAATCTCTGGACTTATTTCTGGTATGTCACATTCTATTGCATCTAGAACTATTCTCTCGGGTTGAAAAAATTGTGTTTTTAAATTTTCGTTGAAAATATTACTATTTTCATTTAAATATTCTGCTCCCTTAAATATAAATTCATCATTGATAGACAGTTGATTATCAACTATAAATTTAGATAACCATTCGTAATTTTTAATAGCTTCAGTATTTGTAAAAAATCCAGTTGTTAATTCACTAGTGGTTTTATATTTGTAAATACTATTTTTCAAATACTCGGGTTCAACTCTATAATTAGTTAAATCTTCACCTTGACAATCTAAACATTTATATTCTAATTCCTCTTTAAAAGTTTCAAGATTTTGAAGCTTTTCCTGCTTTATTTTAACCTTACCATCATTAATATCTTTTAAAAGCATATTTACAAGATAATATTGTGCATTTAAATCTAATGAATTCAATTGTGCTGTCTCATAAAATTTAGATTTTTCGCACAATTCTTTTTTGTTAGAACCTACTGCAAATATAGTGCATTTATCGCATTGATCATTTGAATAAAGTGTATTTTTTAAGTATGGAGCAACCACAATATTTCTTAATATAGATGTTTCACCTTTTAATTTTAAAAATAGTTCATTACCTCTATTATGTTTAATTGTTTTTTTTGACAATTCGCTAATACCTGTACCACCTTCATTTATAGATTTTAATAAAACATCACAAATAGCTACATCTTTATTATTTTGTTCAAGATTATTTGTAAACATATTATCATTTACATTTAAATGAAAAATCTTCAAAATAAGTAGATTAATATTTAATACTGGACGTATTTTTTCAGCATAAAACATTGGAACATTTATTTCTTCCCTCATTTTACCTATATTTTTCTTTAATTTAGTTAAAATTTCTAAATTTCTAGTTCCTTTATGAGGTTCTATTATTTCTTTTATATTATCTTTAACATTATGTAAAGGTTTTTCTAACTCTTTTAAATGTTCATTATATTCATCTATTTTTTTAGTATCCAAATTTATCAGGCGCTGTAACTTATTAATTTCATCTTTGTGTTCATTTTGTATATTTGCTATAACATGAGTAACCATTGTATTATATCCTACAATCTTCTCTTTTTTATTACCATTTTCAATAAATAACATTGGCCCACTTCTTCCTTTAAATTTTTTTAGTTGTTTTACTCTATGATCATTAAAATAGTCATATTCAATTAAATTCTGCATTTTATTTACATTCATGATTCTTATTTTTATTAATTCTTCTATTGTACTATTATCTTCTTTAAATTTTTTAATTTTATTTAAAATTTCTCTTTCATCTTCAATAAAATTATCTAAATTGGTTTTCAATGTTGGTGAAGTATCAATTATTCCAGCTCCACATTTGTTATTAGTATTTGTTTGAATATCTATTTTTGAAATTTTATTATAGTCATGTTCATATGATCTAAGTTGATTATAATTTGATACTAATTTAGTTAACCAGTAGCCACCTGTTTTATCTGTAGTTATTTTTTCAATAACTCTTTCTACTTTATTGCATTTTAAATAGTACATACTTATTACTAAAAGAGGTCTGTTATTTCTTCCCTCAAGTATAAATGCAATATCGTCTTTTATAAATGGAACTAGATAAATATGAATATCTTTGTCATCCAAATATTGTGTTTCATCGGTCATTCTAAAAAAGATATTTCTTATGACACGTTTACTCTCTTCGTCATTTAATAATCCATTTTTACCTAACAGACGCTTAAGTATATATATGTCATTTTCAGCCATTCTTCTTTTTTCGGTATCATTTATTTTCCCATAGTTTTCAGGAAGTGGTGGCTTTTTGATTGGATTCATATTAGGAGCGGGCTTAAAACTATATCTATTAAATAATGTATCTGCCATAGCTGATGTAGAAGAAATAGGCTCTTGAATGTCATTTTTCTCTTGATCAAAAAATCCATTAAATTTGATGGGATTTTGTTGATATTCAATAATATCTTTGCAATTTGGAAATAATGTTTCATCTTCTGGACTATAATTATAATACACGGTTAAGTTATCAACTTCATCTTCATTAATTATTTCATTTAAATAAAATCTTGATCCAGATTGACTCCATATATTATTTAAAACATTAACAAAATTTGCTTTTAGAAAATCATCCGAACAATAGTCGTTTAATACTACATCATCTAGTTCGGGTATAGTAAAATTTTTAATCATTTTGAATTTATGAAATTTTATACCAATGTCTTTGTTTTGTTGATCACATTTTTGTTTTTCTGATAATTTAACTTTACCCAAGTCTTTGCACTGAAAAAATTCTTTTCCAAATCCAAATCCTATACCATTATTAATAGTTAAAACATTTTTTGTTAACACTTGACCCGTTGAAATATTCATAAGATCATCTTTAAAATTATGCAATCTTATTTTAAATTGCCTATCATTTATTAATGTAAATAAAAATATTGTTATAGGAATAACAATTATAAATACTAATAAGTATATATTCATTAATATAAACCTTTAAAAAAAAATAAGAAAAAAATATATTTTAGTTATATTAATAATATTTATGTATTAACATTTATCTATTATTTAAAAGAACTAATTCACATTCATGTTTTAGTTTCTCTACCATTTCAGCGTCACCTTCATCATAAAATTTTCTAAATTTTGTAAAAGTAGTTTTGATTTGAGATGGGACTTTATTTTCACTATTTAATCCTTCGTAGTGTTCATCTATAATTGTGTATTTAGAATCTACTAAATCTGTTATTGTGTCATTTTTATTTTTATATACCCACTTATTACCTTCATATACCTTAACTAAATTTTCTTTTTTATTTGGTAGCATAATATTCTTATTTTCTGGTTTTTCATTATTAAAATGAATAGCTTCAATCATTTTTGGTATGGCACAGTATGGAATATTCAAAAGTTCCGTTTTTAGTTTATCTGATATGTGACTTAGATCTTCACTACCATAATTATTTAAAATAATGTTATTTTGAATATTAGTTGTATCGCCTACTTTATCTAAAAGAGTAGATACTTGTTTGTATAATTCATGCTTTTCCATTTCCCATTTTTCTTTATCTTTTTCCAATGCTTCTTTATCTTTTTCTAAATTTTTAATCTTAGAATTTTTGGCGTCTATTATCTTATCAACAAAATCAGGATTGTCTTTGCATCTATGCAATTCATGTCTGCGTTTATTTGCATGAATTGTAAAAGTTTTTGAACAGTAATCGCATTTATAGATTTTTGGGAGTTTTGATGGATTATTTTGGATTGTTGGTGGATTATTTTGGATTATTTGCGGATTATTTTGGATAAGCACTGGATTATTTTGGATTATTTTTGGATTATTTTGGATTATATGGTCTGTTTCTTCTAAATTGATTCCAAGAGTAATTAATTTGTTACGATGTTTCTTTGTTTTTCTATGTTTTGTCAAATCTGACTTATATTTTGTTGAATAATTGCAATATTCGCAAATATGAACAGACATTAAGGATATAAATATTATTAAGAAAATTATTTTAAGTGAAAACTTTTTAAAAATTATTTATTTTGAGAGTTTTCTGAGAGTTTTCTGAGAGTTTTCTGAGAGTTTTTGAGAGTTTTTGAGAGTTTTTGAGAGTTTTTGAGAGTTTTCTGAGAGTTTTCTGAGAGTTTTTGAGAGTTTTCTGAGAGTTTTTTGAGAGTTTTTTGAGAGTTTTTTTTTAATAATAAAATAACATCATAATCTACATTTGATTTAACTATTTTTATAAGAAAAAATTATAAAAACTCTCAATTCTATCCAATAATCCAGTAAATTTCTATAAATCGAGGGGGGGGGGACAGACAAATAAAAGTAAAAAAAAAATAAAATTCGAAATTTCAAAAAGTTTTGAAAATTTAGTAAATTTAATAAATTTAAATTAAAGGAATAATTCTTAGTTTAAAAATTTTGTCAAGTCAACTGCTTTATAATTTATATTTTTTAGTATTTTTCCAGTTGATTCATTATAAATAATCCATCTAGTTTTAGAATGATCCATTCGAAAAGTTGGCGAATCATATCTTGACTCATTTTCTTTGTACCAGTTTATAGTTTTAACAGCTTCTTCTTCAGAACTACAAATTTTAGACATATTAGATTTATGCACTAAATCAACACTTTCATCTAAATCAACACCTACTAAACAACCTAGAATATATGTATTATAAATGATACAAAGTGTTGCATTTATAGTATCATCAAAATGGGAGGATTGTGTTGCCTTTTCTAAATTAGAATAAGCAGAATCAAGTTCTGAAAGATACATGTTAAATGTTCCATTAAATGTAGGATCGGTCATTCTATCTAAAAATGTATTAGCTGAAGGTTCAAACTGAGTATTACTTTCTAGAAGATGATATATAAATTGGCGTGTCTGATTAAAATTGGTCATATTAGCTATTTCTCTACTTCTAGCACAATCCAGTATCATATATTTATCATCTATATATTCAGTGAATAGTTGATCACCATCAACACCATATACTACTAACAATCCATATGCTACATATTGAATGTCACTAAGCGCATCAATAACTTCAACTACATCTTCATTTTCAAGCGCTTCTTTTAGCTCAGAAATCTCTTCATGAATTAAGCTATTTCTAAGTTCTACAACTTTAGGACTCTCTTGAAAAAGTTCAGTTTGTTTGCTTGATGGTGCGGGATGACCAAATACACTGTTAAATTCTTTTACACGTTGATAATTTGTTTGAGACATAATGATAATTTTATATGTTGCTCATCTTTTAAATAACTTAATTCAAATCAATTTTACTTTTAAGGTATAACAAAAATTTCTGATTATATTTTAATGGTTAATAGGCGCCGCACACAAAAAAGAGTAAATCAAAAAGAAGAGTCAAGTTTAAAAAAGAATACAAGAAAGATTGCATTGGATCAATGTTCCCCCAGAAAAGATAAGGAAAATGTAACCTGCTTTACACGTCCAAGTCTAAAAAGAATAATAAAATATTGGAATCAAGCTAATCCTAATGATGCAATCATTTATTCAGAAATAAATTCAAAAAATGAATTATGGGATAAAATAAATAAAAAATTATCATCAATTTGTGATAACGAATATTGTTGGATTGAGCAACCTTTTGTATTAAATAAAGGTGATATTTCAAATGATTTTAGGCCTAAAATGCCACAATCATGGTCAAAAAATAGTCGTGAATGGCTTACAACAAGTGATATAGAAAAGGTAATGAATCAATACATGAATAAGTATGACGATTTCGTATTTATAGGCGCAGTTCCAATTGATTTTGACAAAGAAATAGGTGCTGGTACTTGTGTTGTAAATGAGTTGTGTAAACTAAAGTTAGAAAGCTTATTAAAAAGAGGAATTAATCAAATAGGTATTGTTTTTAACTTAGACCCACATGATAAACCTGGTTCACATTGGGTTTCATTTTACGGAAATTTAAAGAGAGGAGAATTAAATTATTTTGACTCATATGGTTTTAAACCACCTTCTCAAGTTAAAAAATTTGTGGATAAGATGATAGAACAAGGTAAATATCATAATATGAATATAAAATACAATTATAATAAAAAACGTCATCAATTTAAAGATTCAGAGTGTGGTGTTTATTCAATAAATTTTATAGAAAATATGTTGGAAGGTAAAACATTTAATCAATATTGTAGTAGTAATATTCCAGATGATAAGATGAATAGATTAAGAAAAAAATATTATTTAAGATCATGAATTCATGTGTTGTGCTATTTCTTTTAGTTTAAATAAATATGAATAATTTATTTTATCAATATTGTATTTAATTATATCCGCTTCATTTAAATCTTCACTTCTGTCAATGATTACTAGTGTATGTGTTTTAATATTTGGATTAGTTTGATTAAAAATGGATAATGATTCTTTAATGCTTGTACCTGTAGTAAAAATATCATCAATTAAAAATAAATGGGTTTTATTATCCAAATTACCTTCATATGCTTTTTTAGTTCCATATTGTTTTACTTCTTTTCTTAAAAGAATTAGTGGTATATTATGTAAAATGGAAATATATGATGCAAAAGGAATACCCGCATAAGGTAATCCACAGATTGCTATTTTTTCTATTGATATATTATTTTCTTTTAACACTAATAATAACTTTTTGTATATCAAATTACATAATGATTTAATAATACATGGAGATGTAAAAAGTGATTTAACATCAACATAATAATTTGATTTAATACCAGATTTTAATGTAAAATCGCCATATTTTATAAAATTTGTAGAGCACATTTCTTTAACTATTTCTATATTTGTGGTCATATTTAATTAAATATATAAATTACAAACTATTTATATATTTTTATTAACTGATAATTTATAATCAAAACAATGTTATTTGTGTTTATTTTAATTTAAAATAATATTTATTATATTTAATATTATGAATTCAAGTTTTTTAGAATCAAATAATATTACTCGCTTGATTACGACAGTGCGAAGTAATGTTAAACGAGAAATAGATTATGATATAACAAATGAGTCTAAATATATTAATGTTTTAAAAAAGTTAGTAAAAACAATCCATAAATCAAATATAAACACAAATGTTTCAACTGCGGAAATGAATAAATTAGTTATTACAAAATGTGTCCCTTTTTTAGTGGCACAAATAAAAAAAAATAATAAAAACCTCTTAAATGTTCCTCCGATTTCAACAAATAATCGTCCTATTTCAACTAGATCTAATGACGAAGGCTTTAATAAAGCAAATGATTTTTCTAATTTACAATTAGGAAATATACCAGAGTTACAACAGCAAGCCCCAAGTTTAGGAAATCCATTTAATCAATCAAATTCAGACCAAGTTCAGAGGCAAATTCCGAATTTTACAAATCCTGGAAAGAATGATCATTCTGGCGTTGAACCACCACCTAGGCAAATTCCTAATTTTAGAAATCCAGGAGAGAATGAACATTCTAGTCTTGAACCGCCACCTAGACAGATGCCTACTTTAGAGATGCAGCCACAAAATAATGACAATAATGTCAATAGTAACAATAATTTATCTGGACTTGAACCTCCACCTAGACAGATGCCTACTTTAGAAAATCAGTCACAAACTAATATAAACATGGATATTTCTAATCTTCCTCCTCCTATGCCAACTGGAAATTCAACAGGGTTTGATAATTTTGATAGTGTTCCGAATGTAACATCAAATGAAGATAATTTTATGAAAAATTTATCAGGAGCTAATAGCAGTGATGAAATTGACCCCAACGATTTTGTAAAAAAATTAGAAGAGTTACAACGTGATCGTGAGTACGCTAATAGATCTGACATTAATCAAAATCAGATTCAAAATAATCAAACAGAAAGAGATAAAGAATTATCTCAAATGAATACTTCATCTAATAAGTTATCTTCAAATTATATGAGTCAAGAAGAATATAATATAGAAGAATCTGCATATTCATCTTATGAAAATAATAGCATACAACTTGGAGATGAAAACAGTATGAATGCTCAAGGTAATATTATGAACTTTCAAAATAGTATAAGAGATAAAACACGAAAAGTTGATGGTGGAGAAAATCCAGGGATATCAACTTTGGTTGATACTGGTGATGAAAAATTAAAAAAGGATTTTTCAAAAACATTTGCAGACAACACATATCTTCCAACATCTTACCAATTTGAACGTAGCAAAAGAAAAATAGTGTGTATTGATGTAAGTGACAATCTTCAGGAATTGTCAATTGATGGTGAGAGTAAAAAAGTGATTGATAATCTATCAAACTCATATTGGGGTAGATTTAAAGTTAATTTACAAGATAAGATAACTATAGATAAAATTAGTGATGTATTTGTTGAAAGTATTATTATTAATAATCCCGCTCAAGCAAATCCCTATTCAAATTTATATATTTTAATAGATATTGCTGAATTTAATATTAAAACTATGTCAAATAATGAAAGAATGATTGATAAATTTATATTACCAAATGAAAACACAGAAGCAGTAGGTTCTACAAAAATTATGAAATATCATTTAAAGAGTAATTATGTAGCAACAATTAACCCATGCAAATTATCAACATTAACATTTAATATCACGAATGAGGATGGCGACTCAGTAGAAAATACATTTACAACATCAGGAACAACAACAACAAGTGATTATAGAACCGGGTTTGGTGCTGCTACAGATGTTGCCATTAGTGATGGTGATAATCCTTTTAGAATTTTGGATGCGGTTTATAATTCATCTCAACAATTTATAGGAAATATTCATACAACTAACAATGGGGGAGCAGGCGAAGATACAATTCAATTTATGAAATCAACAAATGTTCATTTATATAATGGAGAAACACTATTTTTCCCCAGTGGTAGAACAAGTAATTTTTTGACAGCAAATGCAACCAATGGAGATGTCTCAATTACTGTTGATGACGATCCAAATACAGATTTTAGCGTAGGTGATAAAGTTTATTTAGGAAATGGAATAGTACTAGGAAAGATTGCATCTCTAAATGATACAGACCCTGAAACAATAACATTTGAAAAGGCTATTACAAAATTTGTTCCAAGTGGTGCTGCATTATATACATCAAATCCATTACCAAGAGTATTTGCCTCAAATGATAAATCAAATAGAATTATATTAGAATTAGTAATAATGTCACGTTAAATTTACTAGTTTAAAGATATTTTTATAATTTATATATTATATGGATAATACATTTTTATCATCTTCAAATATTGAAAATATTTATGAATACATAAATGCAGAAATGGTTAAAAATCACAATATTAATTTAAATGAAGATTCCAAAAACAAAAAAATAGTAAAAAAGCTTACAAAAACAGTATTTGACAAAATTTCTAGTGACATTTCTAATGGTATTTTGAAAAAACAAATAGGATTAAATAATTTTAATGATATGGTAATAAAAAAATGCGTACCCTTTTTACTAAATAAACGTAGTGAATCAAGTGTCTCTTTATCAAAAGAAAAGAAGAAACCTAAACGTAGATATAGCATAAAAAAAGCTCCAGGAATATTAAATTTTAATACAACTGTTGGTGAACATGTAAATAAATCTGGTAATTTTCAAGAGTATATTAATGATACAGATGATTTTGAAAAATTAGTTAAGGAATCCAATCGTCAAATAAATGATTCTTTTAAAGCATATTCTGAAAAACAAAGTGTATTTAATAGTCATGATAGTATTAATAGTTTAAATGAAGATTGTGATAGTAACCTTGCAAGTGATTTTATTGTTGAAAGATGTGCAATTAAAGATGATATTGTTAATGGAAAATTAGATAATGATGCATTTAACGATGGATTTGCAAAAAAAATAGAAAACGGGTCTCAAGCACCAGCAATTCCTTCGGGAAATTTAGCATATGAAAGTTATGATCAAATGAATGTAAGAGACCTTTTAACAAATGTATTGGTAAATCAAAAAGATCATTCTTCAAATGAAATAGATAGTTATGATGGAGAACTTTATTTACCTAATTTAATTAGAGAAGTCGGAGAAGAAGCTCCTATACAACCTCTTCTTTTTCAAAACACAAAGCAAGGCGATGAACGTGTATTAATTAAAAATTTAATATTAGATACAGGTGATTATGGTAGTAATGGTAAAGTTTTATATGGGAGTGAGACTGTTGGAAAATTGGATTTAACTACTCAAGGATCTCCGAGTGCAGTAACAAATTTAGGAACAAACAGATGGCATAAATTTAGAATAAATCTTCAAGATACATTTAGATTAGAGAAGCTTATGGATGTGTACGTTAAAAGCTTCACTGTTGTAGGTGCAACTAATACAGTTAATGCACAATTTTTTGTATTAAATATCCAGGAATTAAATATAAATAAACCATCAAATAATAGATTTATTAAAGATCGTCTTGTTTTTAAAAATACAAATACTGATGGTGCTACTAATTCAGATGTAGTTACTCACACATATCCATTTAGATCTTATTTTGCTGCATCAATCAATCCTACAACACTGTATAATATAACATTAGAAGTTACAAATGAAAATAATTTAAGTTCTGATTCAGACTCAGTAGATGATAATACCTTCAAAAATGCAGATGAAGGAACAAATAGAATAATTTTAGAATTAGATTTTATTCCAAGAGAAAAACCAAATGATATTATTTTTGATAGAACTGCATATGGTAGTGCACTTAATGCTGAATTATCAAATACCTAAATAATTAATATATTTTTCAATTAATGCGTTTATTTATTTAATAAAAGCAGCCTATTTTTTTTTGTTTTAAATTATTAATGGTATCAAAAAAAAGTATTAAAAGAAACACTTCCGAAAGATTAAATGGTATAAAAACTAAAAAAAATGCACAAAAAACACAAAAAACACAAAAAACACAACAAACTAAAACAAAAAAAGATTTGGAAAGCACCAACAAAACTAAGAGAGGTGCAAGAAAGAGATCAAAAAAACAATCTAAAAAAATAAAGGTAATAGTAGTTTCTCGTCAATTATCAGATGAGCATATGAAAAATAAAGAAGGTGAATATTTTGATAAAAATGCATATGATACAATTGTAAATCAAAATTGCGATGTTTATTACTATGAAGATAATAAAAAGAAAACTCTTCTTAAATTTAGAAAAAGTGTTATTCCAGAAAAGCTATGTAATATAGGAATTGAATGTTTAAAGGAGGCGGCTAAAAAGACTCATGATAATAGAGGTGCCGCTGCTGGTGTTCTTGATGTAAACAAATTACCAGGGTATGCTAATAAAGAGGGTCAACTTATAGGAGAAAGTAAATTTAGAGCTGCCGCATATAAATCAGATAAAACTGGTAAAATTGTAAGAAATAGTTTAGGCAATTTGTCCCAATCTAACATTATAGGATATTATGATAAAAGGGATCGCAATTTTAAGGATTCACCACCTTGTAGAACTACTGCTTTCTCATCTCAACAAGTTGAAAAATGGACAAAGGTTATTCCACTTATTCAAAATATAGATTCACAATTTAAAAAATTAATTCCTAAAAATCATCGCATCCAGTATAAACAAGCACATGAAACAGAATTTGTTATAGGAAATACTTCTTTTAGTACTGTAACTATAAATTATAACTGGCGCACGGCTCTTCATAAAGATGCAGGTGATTTAAAGGATGGATTTGGAAATTTGGTTGTATTAGAGGAAGGTGATTATGAAGGTGGATGTACCGGATTTCCTCAATTTAAAGTAGCAGTAGATTGTAGACATGGAGATTTCTTGGCTATGGATGTTCATGAATGGCACTGTAATACAAAAATTAAACCAATTTCAAAAGACTATACACGACTATCGTTAGTAGCATATTTAAGAGAGAAAATGATAAATTGTAAAGGAATGAAATTATAGATTAATCTAATTTGAATAAATTACTTAATTAAATACAAAATAATTATTTATTGATTTGCCAAATTTCTTTTATTTAAATGTTATTTATTATTAGATATGATTCTTTTAATTATAGGTTTGATTTTAAGTATTCTAGTTAATTTAGCAGTTCTTTATTTAATTAAAAGTTATGAAAAGAATAATTGCGAACAATGTTCTAATATTTTACCAATAAAAAAACAAATACTCAAAATCTATGCTTTAATTACTTTTGTATTGATTTTTATTGTTTATATTTTACCATTTTGTTTGATAATTTTAAGACTAAAATCTATTGGAATAGGACTATCAAATATTATTAAATCAACAACTGGTAATTTAATATTGACATTATATTTAATACTAGGTTTTGTAAATATTTATTTACTTTTTAGATATACAAAGCAGTTAGAATATATTGAATGCAATTGTGAAAATCAAATTCAGGAAAAATTAAGAAAAGGGTTAAATTTTTACAGTATGATTGTATTAATAATTTATATTATAACTTCTATTATAACGTTTGCAATAAAATTTAATTAGTATTATAATTGCGAAAAATATTATTTTATTTTATTATATTTTATAAATGATTGATTATAAAAATTTAACTTTATTTATTAAGAATAATATTTATTTTTTAATAATTGTAATTATACTATTATGTATTGTATTAAAACTAATTTATAGTAATTCTAAGAAAAATAATCAAAATGATAAAATATCCGAACAAAACAATAATAAAATTAAAAGATTAAATATTTTACATATAGGTAAAACTGCTGGAAGAGCAATTAATGATTCAATAAAAAATGAACCATACGTAAAATTAGCAAGACATCCTATTCTTGGTAAAGATTTGGCTAACTGTAATTGTGATATTGCAGCTGTTATTAGAGATCCAAAAGATAGATTGGTATCAGCAATATCTTGGTTTAGACAGGGTGGTGAAAAGGGCGAGATGTTTAAACATCCATGTCATAACTTTGTTAAAAATAAAAAAATATCCGAAATTTTAAGTAATCCTAAAGAATTTCAACAAAGATGTTTATTTAACCGTAATACAGCATTTATTCCTACAACTCATTATTTAAAACAAATAGAAGACACGGTAATCCCTATATGTTATAATAAATTACAAGAAGATTATGATAAAAAAATAAAGCCATATAAATTAAATAATATTGAATTAAAAACTAGAAATAAAAGTAAAAGACCAATACTCAGCGAGCTTTCTAATGAAGATCACGAAGCATTAGATAATTTTGTAAATAAATTTTATAAAAAGGATTTAGAGTATTATAATAAAACGTGTTTATAATTATAAAAGTGCATATCTATCTTTAGGTATACCTTTGTTTTCATTTTCTAGTTCTTCTTCTATTATTTTTGGACTTATTTTTCCAAATCCTCTAGATTCATATCTACTTTTAAATCCAAATGGATATCGCTTTAGTTCGCATTTATTTGCCCAGTGAGATGTAGTTTCACCAGATAGATAAGCTTCAATTCTTTTTTGTTTAATTTTATTAGATCGCATAGACTTTGGTTGATAGGTAATATAGCATGTCAAACGATTTAGTTTAACTTGTGTTTTTTTCATTCCTTCATTTGCATGTATAGTTTTAGAGTTCCAAAGTGTTAGGCAGTTTTCAGGTATAATTAGTTTTCTTGATTCTGTTATAGGTTGTGGATCACAAACAATCCAATCTCCCTTGCTTTTTGTTGTTGGCTTATAATTTATGTGAGATTTAGGTACAACTACAAACCCTGCATCGCTTAGATCACTAACTGGTAAATAGTTATATGCACCTTGTATTGAATAAATTTCATTTCTTGGATTTTGATCAACATGTAGCCAAGATTTAGATTTTTGAGCTTTTGATACAAAAAGCGAGAATCCATCCAAACTTGTAACTAAATCCTCGGTTTCATATATTTTGCTAAAAATATATTTTATTGTAAAATTATTTCTTAGATGCCACATTCCATCGCATTGACCAAAACCATTAAATACACCCATTCCTTTACCAAACATAATTGGACAAGTATTTATATCCATTCCTTTTTGAGGATCTTCTGGATTAAAATTTGGCGACACCTTTTTGATATCATTTATAAATAGATCAAATCCTACTTGTTTTTCCGCAGTGTTTTGAATATTTCCTATTACTACGAATCCTTCCTCATCTAAATGCTTTTTCCAATTTTCATAGTCATTTGGTTCATAAATAGTGGTAATGAGAGCTTGTGACA